TTAAAACAACACTACCGACGATCATCTCCCCGTAAACGACAGGAACAGGAATACCTTCCTGGCTGGTGTTCTGCATTCCAGAAAAACCAAAGCCCCCTTGGCCTTCACCGGGTATTTCCTGCTGTGGCACAGGCGTGATCATCTGTGCAACACCTCCAAGTGCTAAATACAGACCAATGTTTCCTGCTGCGACAGAAGCTGATGCACTTAAAAATCCAGTGCCCGTAGCCCCTAAAAACCCTGCCTTAGTAGTGCCTGCCGCTACACCAGCAGCTGCTGGGGCAAGGAAAACAGCCGCACCAATCAAAGCCGCCCCTAGCAAAATTTGACCAACACCACGACCGCCCGCACCAGATACAACAGGAATAATCTTCACCACATCATCCGCAGCCATCGGGTAATGCAGCTGCTCAGGGTGATCCGCAAGCTGCAAATCATATTTACCAACAGCGACCTTGTAGTAACCGTCGCGCATCAAACCGCGTAGCTCAGGAAAATTACACAGCAAAAACTTGATTGCATCGGCAGGTACACGCACCAATGCTTCAAACACGCTTTGACCGCAGTGCTCTGCCAAGTGCCCGT